ATTAACATCTGTAAACATAAACATGGACCAAGCCGAATCTATACATAAGGTGCTAGTAGATAATTTTGGCAAAGAACATATAGAAGATATGTTTACATTAGGAGCATTATCTTTGTATAATATGTTAGTTGAAGGTGGGGTTGCTGGTATTCAAGAAGAAAATAAAGAAATGAGCGAAGAAACAGGATATTCCCCACAAATGGGAAAAACACCAGGTCTTACCCCTGAAGTATTAAATCAAATACTTAAAATTATAGCTGACGATACAGAAGGTATGAACGAAGAAGCAGGAAAAGATACAACAAACCTACAAAAAACAGCAGACCAATTACAAACCAAATATCCAGACTTAAACTTTATAGTCAAACCCGACAGAATCTCTGTAAGAGGTAACAAGTATAAACTACAGGATTTTGTTAAAGCTAATTCAAAAGGTATCGGAAAATATAAAGTGTCTGTTGAAGATCAAGATGGTAGAGACGATACTGTAAGCATAAGTGAATTATTAGAAGAAAAACCGGGACTTTGGTCTAACATTCGAGCTAAACAAGATAGAGGAGAAAAACCTGCACGCAAAGGCAGCAAGGCCTTTAAAATTGCTAAAGCCGCAGGAGATAAAATTAACAAAAACAACTAATATTTATATCAAAACATACCCTAATGGATAACTTCGATTTAAAAGGCTTTATAAATGAAAATAACTTAGGTGCATATTCTAAGCTCCCTACCGAAAATAAAGGCAAAGACCTAGACAAAGATGGAGATATAGATTCGGATGACTATATGGCTGCTAAAGATCAAGCGATCAAAAAATCCACCCAAACTGAGGATTTAGATGTGGGACATCAAGATGATGAACCCTCAATGTTGAAGTCTGAATTATATAGAGCCGCTAAGATGGCTTCAATGTTATACAAAGAATTAGATAAGTACGATAATATGCCTGGGGAAGTAGATTTTCCACAATGGTGGCAGGCTAAGATTATTAAAGCCAACCTATACCTTAGCTCAGCATTCGATTATCTAGATGGTAAACAAAAAGTAGCACAAATAGATTCTATGGGAGAAGCATCAATTTCTATTTTCCCAAACCAACAAAATCTTTAAAGGCTGAAACTACCAAAGGTAATATAGTAAAAGAAGACCTAGAAGAAGCTTCAGGGTTAGAGTTTAAAGTAGGAGACAAAGTAAAATACTTAGGCCACCCAGGTGTTATCACAAAAGCTGGAACAGACATAATGGATAGACCTCAATATAGTGTATCCTACAATAAAGGAACAGGCGATACTAAAGCTACAAACATATATAATAAAGGTGGTGAAATTAAAAAAGCAATATCTGAAACTAAAATTAAATTATCTGACTTGATATAATGAATAAAGCACAATTCATACAACTACTTGAACAAGAGGTAGAAGATTTTATCCAAACTCAAGCAGAGAAGGTAATTTCTTTTGAGGATGACCCTATGGAATACATCCTTAACAAGTACCCTTCACTAGACGGGACCTTGGCTGATTTGTTAACTAATAGTTATAGAGATTATATTACAGGAGTATATGTAATGGCCCCAAAACCAACGACATTCAAGGTATTACTACACAATGGTCAACATTTCTACCTCATCTATGCTAAAGATTCTTACATCGCTAAAATCGCAGGTAAAAAATACTACTTACTTAACATAGGAGAAGAAGAATATGCTATAAAATCAATAGCTGAACTATTAACGATGGGTACCCCTCCTGGCGCACAAGGACCCGATGCTGAAGAAGAAAACACTACAAACGCTGCCGACGAAACTTCAGAAGATGAAGTACCATCAGAAGATGAAGGTGGAGGTGAAGAAGAATTAGCAGAAACTAAAGAAGTTGAAGTTAAAAAAGTAGAAAAGCCAATTCGTACGTTACCTCTTAAATTCAAAATTTTAAAAGAAAGCGTAGAAAAAAAAAACTCACCCCTTAGATTTAGAATATTAAGAGAATCTAATTTTAACGCTTTAACATTCTTTGATTTAGCTAAACGCGGCGGATTTAGATTCCAAATATTAGCAGATAAAATACAAGATGGTTCGGCCTTCGAATTAGTAGGTGGAGAATCAACACCCCTTCAATATATAAACCCTGACCACTCCGACATATTTGCTAGTGGAGATTCATCTGAAATTAAAAAACTAGCCCCTACCAACTCAAATTTGTTTAAATTCTTCAAAGACGATGCTGGTAAAGAGTATTCTATAAAAGATTTACAGAAAAACGCAGACTTTGGTGGTAAAGGTAAGGGATCTGGAACAGTAGTAGAAGACTACAATCTTAAATTACTTAAAGATCAAATATCTAAATTAAAAGACGAAAATGGTGGTCAACCTATAAACGTTGTTGTAGGAGGTAAAACATATAGCGATATAGTAGATGCCGAAACACAACCAGGCACACCAAAATCCGACTTTAACTTAGTAGATAGTAAAGGAAACCCTGTTGTTTTTATATCACATAAAAAAGCAGGAGGTAAAGGAGCATCCGCAAACGACTTTATTAGATGGAGTGGATATACAATGTATAAAGATCATCCTGAAGTAAAAGCATTTAACGAAGCATTATCTAAATGGGTAGACGAAAATAACCCTGATGAAGGTTTACCTAACAGAACACGTTTTATATCTCGTATAGAAGATAAAGAACTTATCCAAAAATTAATCTACGGGCCAAAATTTGGTGAAGGCTTTAGCAAAGATAACGTTTCTATTATTTTACAAGGCAAAATTAACCTTGATCCTAAAGGAAATAATACCTACGAATTAACATCTCAACATGATAAAATTCCTCCCTCTATCCCCGAAGGAGAATATTACCCATACTTAACATCAGCATATAGAGCAGATAGAGAAATGTTTGGTATTAAAAATAACGAAGCTATAGTAATGACTAAAGCACAATCAGGGAAATCCTCAAATGTTTACGAGCTCCAAAACGGAAAATTTGTAAAAGTAAGATAGTTTTATTATATTTATAATAAATAACAAAAAACACAATGGACAACTTTAATATTAAAAAATATTTAAATGAAAATCGCTTAATAAAAGAAGATGAGGCTTCAAGTAAGAGACGTGATGCTATTAATAAAGCTAGGCAAGCATTGTCAAAAACAAAATCCCTAAAAAGTACTGAATTTTCCTTCCTTGATGACGATAAAGCTAAAAAACTACTACAAAATCTAATAGATCATCTTTTAAAACAAGTTGAAGTACTTTCAAAATAAGCAACATACAGACTGATTCATAGCCAGTCGAATAAAATAAAATATAGAGATCTGTGGCCTCCTTTGGGAAGTCACATTTTTGTTCGTATATTTAACAGTTAATAAAAAATAAAAGAATGTCTAAAAACGTAGTAATAATTGGTGCTGGAGTAGCGGGCGTAAACGCTGCCACAAAATTAGTTGACAACAACTTTGATGGAAAGATTACCATCATTGATATGGGACACAATCCATACAATCGACCTTACGACGATGTAATGACTGGTTTTCTAGGAGCTGGTGGTTGGTCTGATGGTAAATTAACTTACCACACAGAAATCGGAGGTCAATTATCAAAATATTGTGGTGATGAAAAAGCAATGGAGTTGATGAACCAGGTAATCGAGAATTTTAAACGTTTTCATCCTAAACCAGAAGAAGTTCAATGCTCCAACCCAATAGAGGAACCAGATTTCATTAAACCTTATTTTGGTTTACGTTTATTCCCTGTATGGCACGTTGGAACAGATTATCTACATGAAATAGGGAAAAATTGGTTCGATTTCCTAGAATCTAAAGGTGTGGAGTTTATATGGGAAACTAAAGTAACGGATATTGATTTTGAAAATAATAAAGTATATTATCCTAAAGTATCAAAAATGGATAGTGCTGACTTACCTGAAGGTATGAAATGGACCAATAATACGATATTAGAATATGATACACTTATATTTGGTGTAGGCAAATCTGGCATAGACTTTGGTAAAAAATTAGCAGAAAAATACGACCTACCAACTGAACCAAAATCAGTACAAATTGGAGTACGATTCGAGGCCCCACAAGAACACTTTCAAAAACTAATTGATATATCTTACGATTTCAAATTATATAGAAAATACGAGGATAAAGGCGTATCTCTACGTTCATTCTGCACAAACAACAATGCAGCATATGTTGCCGTAGAAGATACTTATGGTAACCATAGCTACAATGGCCACGCTAGAAAAGATGAGAAATATAGAAACAACATGACCAACTTTGGTATCTTAATGGAAATAAATGGTATAAAAAATCCATTTAGCTGGTCAAGAGATGTTGTATCAAAATTACAGAAAGAAGGTACAGGACTATATTATAGTCCAACAAGAAAACCATCAACCACTTCTGAAGGTAAAGATGTATCGTCTATCAAAATAGGTTGGATGGGGCTACAGGTAGTAGCTGAAACGTTTGGGGGGTATTTTGAATATATCACAGATTTTATTAGTGATATGAAGAAAGTATTCCCAACCCTTCAAGACGATTGGGGCATTTACCTACCAGAGGTAAAATATTTAAACGATGAAGTTATAGTAAACTATAATAACTTAAGCCTTACAAAATATGAAAATGTCCACTTTGTAGGAGACTCTCTTTCGGCTCGGGGAATAAGTGTTAGTGGTGCGCAAGGTATTTATGTAGCAGAATCAATATCAAAAGAGGAATAACAGTTATATGAAAATATCCACTTCATCAGAGACGCTCTCTCAGCTAGAGGAACTCCAATATTTGGTTCACAAGGAATCTACGTTGCCGAAGACCTTATCAAATAAAGAACTTGAACAAATATTAGAGGCTGTTGATTTATATTTTTTATATAATTACAATTCCGATTCATTTTTTACTAAACAATTTAACGAAATAAAATTATTTTTAGACTTAAGAAGTGAAGTTGCAGAAAGATGTGGGGTGGTTAGAGACTAACATATTTATATGTGTTAAAACCTTGAAATGGAAAATAACTTATTTACATCAATTATAGCAATAGTTTCTTCCGTTGGATCGGTTGGGGCCTGGAGGTTTTACGAAGCAAGATTAAAATACAAAGCAAACAGAGAATCTAACCCACAAAGAGCTAACGAACGCTTTATAAACGACTTACAATCTAGGGTTGGCAAACTTGAAGCTCTATTAATCCAGTCATCAGAGGATAAGGACAACATGAGGGAAACTATTACTACCTTATCTACAGAAATGTCTGCATTAAAAGTTAAAATAAAATACCTTGATGATGAAAATAAAAGGTTAAAAGATAAAAGAAATATACGAAAATAGTAGGAGGAGCGAAAGCTCCGTTGTATATTTACGTGTTAAAATTATAGAAATTTAAATGTTATATATGAAAAAACAAGCACAAGACTGGTCAACACGAACCATCACCACCCCTGAAGGAGAAAAAATAACCTTCTTCGACAACAAATTACATAATTGGAACGGTCCGGCTATTAAGTATCCTAGAAGCACTAAGAAAAAAGATGAATATTATCTTTATGGCTTTGAATGTGATAAGGAAACATGGCTAGAATTTAGACGTGATAGAAACGGAGTAACACCAGACAAAAATCCCCAAGTTCAATCAAGATTTTAATATATGAAAATATTAAAATAGTTTTGTTGTTTTACCTTAAGTCTTATATATGTATAACCGATAAAACAATATAATATGCCTGGTAAACAAACAAAAGAACAATTTATAGAAAAAGCAAACAAAAAACATAACCATTACTATGATTATTCCCTAATAAGTTATACTAAAGCACAAAATAAAGTAAAAATACTTTGCCCCAAACATGGTGAATTTGAACAACAACCAAACAATCATCTATTTGGGCAGGGGTGTATTAAGTGTATGGGGGATAGAGTTAGTAAATCTAGAAAATATACGAAGGAACAATGGGTTGAAAGGTTTGAAAAGATACATGGGGAGAGATATAATTATGCAAAAGTAAAGATTGGAGGGGGTAGTGGTACCCAATATAAAGTAATAATAATATGCCCCAACCATGGGGAATTTATCCAAAGACCTCAAGCCCATAGTAAAGGTGAAGGATGTCCTAATTGTAAGTCATCAAAGGGTGAAATTGAAATAGAAATATGGCTCATAGATAATAATATAGAATATATAAGGGAACAAAGATTCAATAAATGTTTTAACCCAAAAACAAATAAAGAATTACCTTTTGATTTTTATTTACCGTCTTCTAATACCCTAATAGAATATCAAGGTGAACAACATTATAAAAAATTACCATTTTTTGAAAAAAGAGCAGGGGGTTTGAAAGGTAGACAATATAGAGATTTAATCAAAAAAACATTTGCCCTATCTCATAATATACCATATATTGAGATACCATATACAGAATTTAATAATATAAATAAAATTTTAAAAGAAAAGTTATGAGAATAGGAATGTGTGGAACAGTTTCAGTAGGCAAAACTACACTTGTTAATGCCTTAAAAAAATTAGAGCAATTTGAGGGTTATGAATTTGCTACTGAACGTAGTAAATATCTTAAAGGGTTAGGTATCCCATTAAATACTGATTCTACATTAAAAGGACAAACGGTGTTTTTAGCTGAGAGGTGTACTGAATTAATACATGAAAATGTTATTACTGATAGAACTATAATTGATGTGATGGCATTTACACAAAATGCTGAATCTATTGACTATAAGGATAAAGAATATTTTAATGAATATGCTGTTAATTTCTTAAAGGAATATGATTATATATTTTATATTTCCCCTGAAGGTATTGATATAGAGGATAATGGTATTAGAGAAACTAATGCTAATTATAGAATATCTATAGATAATACTATTACCCATCTCACTAGAACATACGGGCATAGAATTAAAAATCTACATATGTTAAAAGGTACGACTAATGAACGTATTGAGCAGATGCTTGGCTTTATCCAACTGTAATATTTATATACAAAACATACACCCCTATGGAAGATAATTTTAGCATTAGAAACTGGAAGAATAAAACAGTTTTTAGTGAAGCTTATAAAGAAGGCTTTGGTAAAGTTAAAGAACAAGACGATTTCGACGATTTCGATGATTTTGAAGATGATGAAATATCAGTCGAAATCCCAGGTGACGAAGATAATGCACCTACTAGTGACAAATCTCTAAACAAAAAACTATCTAAACAAGATGGCATTATTAAAAGATATAAAGAATTAAGTGATTTAATGCAACTTAATCTTAAATACTTTAAAGATGCACCAACCGAAGACGTTAAAAATCTAGCCAAAAGTAGATTAAAAGACCTTACACCTGAATACCAGGCAACTAAAAAAGCCTACGAAGAGTTAAAAGGTATCAATATATAACATAATGTTATACAAAAATAGGTTTGTAATATTATTCATAGTAGGTGTATGCATTTTAATGTATGCTTTCTTTGACACCAAAAAGAAATACGTTGAAGAATATAACTCTAAAATAAAAGCGCTAGAAGCTAAGGTCGATTCCTTACATAATGAAAATAAACTTTTAGATAACAATATATTTGAACTTAACCTTCAAATATCAAACCTCGATAATAAGATAGACTTGCAAGACAATAAAATAGTCTATTTAAATAAAAAAACAAATGAAAAAGTTAGTTCTGTCGATCTTTTTAATGATGATGAGCTTGAGCGTTTTTTCACAAACCGCTACAGACACATCCTCGATTCAATTACAAAAACCAATAGCAAAGCTAGTAATTAAAGATCTTATTATTGGAGATAGTTTCAAAGAAGAAATCTCTATATTAAATGTTAAAATAGGTTTATTAGAAAACAAAGTTGGTTTAAAAGATATTGTTATATTTGATCTTAATAGCAAGATTACAAATTACAACAGCATTTTAAATGTTAAAGGAGAACAGCTTACCTTATCCCAAAATCTATCCAAAAAATTAGAACAAGATTTAGCCAAAGCTAAACTAAAATCTAAACTCGTAGGAGGTGCAGGTCTATTACTGGCAGCAGCCGTAGCGATAGTGCTTAAATAATATGGCTGAAGATTTAAAATCCATAATAAAACAAGAATTCATCAAGTGTGCCCAAGATCCGGTATACTGGATGAAAAAGTACTATATGATTCAAAACCCCAAACTGGGTAGAATCAAATTTAACCTGTATCCCTTTCAGGAAAAAGTACTTAAACACATGCAGAACGAAGACTACCTTATTATAAATAAGTCACGTCAGTTAGGTATATCAACACTATGTTCAGCCTTTTCTTTATGGATAATGTTATTCCAAAAGGATAAAAACGTACTATGTATTGCAACTAAACAAGAAACTGCAAAAAACATGGTAACTAAAGTACGATTCGCGTATGATCAGTTACCTAAATGGATGCAGATAAAAACAGTCGAACACAATAAATTATCACTACGACTAGCTAACGGTTCACAAATCAAAGCTACATCAGCCTCATCAGATGCCGGACGTTCAGAAGCAGTTTCCATGCTATTAATAGATGAAGCTGCCTTTATTGACGGAATTGACGAGATATTTGCCTCCGCACAACAAACGTTGGCAACTGGTGGTAGGTGTATAGCTTTATCTACCCCTTATGGTACGGGTAACTGGTTCCACTCAACATGGGCCAAGGCCGAAGCAAGGGAAAATACTTTCATACCTGTAAGATTACCATGGACAGTTCACCCTGAGCGTTCACAAGAATGGAGAGACCAACAAGATATTATTCTTGGTCATCGTATGGCAGCCCAAGAATGTGACTGTGATTTTAGTACCTCGGGAGATACTGTAATCGAACCCGATACTTTAAGCTTTTATGAAAGCACCTTCCTCCAAGACCCAGTTGAAAAGCGAGGAGTAGACGGAAGTTTATGGGTATGGGAAATACCAGACTATTCTAGAACATATGTTGTGGTAGCAGACGTTGCTCGTGGAGATGGAAAAGACTATTCAGCATTTCATGTATTGGATATAGAATCTGCTACACAAGTAGCCGAATTTAAGCAACAAATATCAACAAAAGACTTTGGAAACGTTTTATACGCAATAGCAACAGAATATAATGATGCTTTACTTGTAGTAGAAAACGCTAATATAGGCTGGGCTGTGATACAACAACTAATAGATAGAGGATATCGCAACCTTTACTATTCTCCTAAAATGGATGTGGGAATGGGTAATGCGGATCAATATATTTCCCGCTTTGAAAATGGGCAAGGTATGGTACCGGGCTTTACTACATCAATGAAGACAAGACCACTTGTTATATCTAAAATGGTTTCGTATATTCATGAACGTTCCGTTACTATACGCTCAAAACGTTTGTTAGAAGAATTAAGAACCTTCGTTTGGAAACATGGTAAGGCACAAGCATTAGGGGGGTATAATGATGATTTAACTATGGCCTTCGGTATTGGAATGTTTTTAAGAGATACAGCATTACGTTTTCAACAACAAGGTGTAGATATGGCAAGGGCAACATTAGGAAGTGTCCATTCCTCTCACCACCAAGCCCCCACTATATTTCAAGGTGGAAACCAATTTAAAAATCCATACGAAATGACAAACCCCTATGGTGATAAGGAAGACATTTCCTGGTTACTAGATTAACTAATATTTATCATATATATATAAAATGGCAGATACTTCATTATTTGGTAAACTAAAACGACTATTCTCCACAGACGTAATAATACGTAATGTAGGGGGGAACCAACTCAAAGTAGTCGATTCAAACCAAATCCAATCCTTAGGACAGCTTCAAACAAATTCACTGTTTGATAAATTTACTAAGATGTATAGCACAGCAGGTGGTATGAACTATAATCTATCCCAACAGATTAACTTCCCAGCCTCACGAATACAACTGTATACTGATTATGAAACAATGGATACAGACGCTATTGTAGCTTCTGCACTTGATATTGTATCTGATGAAGCTACCTTACGTAATGACATG